GGCTTTTCCTCTAGGACATAGTTTAGTCATTATTTCCTCGCTGTCTGTTTTGCTCTTTTGAAGTCAGATGCTTTTGGTGCACCCTTTGCACCTTTCTTTCGCATCTTGCCTCCACGTTTTCTTTTAGCGTGAATGTTTGCGTATAAACCTTTTCCCGCCATTATTTTTTCCTTTTCATTTTTTTAACTCGGCCACCTTTTTTAGCAACCATTCTATCAGGATTAAAGCCCATTTTTTTTACAGCTTCTTTTCCTTTTGCAGTTTTAGCCATTTTAGCTAAACCTTTATTTTTACTTTTACTTATTGGTTTTCCCATTATTTCCTCGCTTTTCCAAATCCTCTGATTTGAATTCCTTTTTTCTTTTTAACTCTTACTGCTTTCTTTTCTCCTTTAACAATTCTACCACCATCTTTTGCAGAAACATCTAATGGATTATCCATAACAAATTGTTCCATTGGGTCTAATACTCTAGGTGCTTTAGGAACTCTTAATTGAGGAGGCAGCATTCCTCTTTCCATTTCTCTTTGTGCTTTTAAAGTTGCTTTAGTAAATGGTTTACCACCTATAAAAATATTTTTACCGCTTACAAATTTTGTTTTTGGGTTTCCAATTTTGGGAGCTACTCCTTCTTTTGCACCTTTGATAGTAAATACTCTACCATCATCCATAACTCTTTTTGATAACGGGTTCTTAGGTCTTATATCACCCATTTTCATTCCGACTCTTGGCATGCTATCTTGAATAGTTGTAGGTGTTCTTACTGGTACATCTGATATTACTTTATCAATACCTGTAGGCATCATTCCTCTATTTCTATCAGGGATATCCATGTTGGGTTTTCTTCCTCTACCAAGTAACATAGCACCACCTAACAAACCTGCTAGTGCTGCTAATCTTCTATTTCTTCTTCTAGATTTTTTGCTCATTATTTTTTACCATTTCTCCAAATTTGTGTTCCCTTTATACCATATACGCTCGCAACTACAAGGATCCATAAATTTGTGAACCAGGTCGGCAGCTGTGAGAAGTATTCGAAGAACAGTTTAACTTTATCCATAGCAGTAGGGTCCTCAGATACCACTGCCCAGGCCAAAACCACTACGGGCGCTGACAAAATCAATAAAATGAATTCGTCTTTCCAGTCTGATTGCCTAGCTTCTAGCAATTTACCCTGGTATTCGGCCTGTCCGTCGGCCATACGTTTTGCATGCATGTGTTGAGCGTCTGCCATAGCCATTTTCGTCTCTTGACGCTTCTTAAATATGTGCGTTCCAGCGTTAATTGCTACTTTTGCTAAACTAAACCATGCCATGTTATTTTTTCTCCTTAATTCCTGCTTTTGATAACGCTATCGCTATCGCTTGTTTACGTTTTTTTACTTTTTTCTTAGACGAACCTATATTTAATTTACCTTTTTTAAATTCTCTCATAACTTTTGCAACTTTTTTCTGTTTTTTATCCATAAAAACTAGTTTTTGTTCCTAATTATTGCAACATTACCAATTGGTTTGTCCATTCTTGGTGCTGAAGGTATTGTTTTACTTAAAATTGTCTTTTCAATAGAAGTATTTGCTCTTAATTTTGCTAATTCTTCGTTCTGATCAAGTTTTTCTTCTTGATTTTCTTGATTCATCATAGCTCTCATCTTATCTAAGTTCAATCTTTCCTCTCCTTCTTCACGTTTTCTTTGATCGTCCATTGCTCGAAGGTCTAATTCTCTTGCTTTTAGTTTTGCAACAGGGTCATTTCCAAAATCACCCATAATTTTGTTCTCTTCTTCTTTAAATTCTTGTGTCATCTCTGCAATCAACTTAGATTTTCTTGCCTCCAACGCTAAAGTTAGAGTTAAAAGTTGTTGTTGAGTGTTTGGATCTTGTTGTAACATTGGATTTTGTTGAACAGCCATTTGTAATTGCTGTAATTGTTGTAACTCTTCTATAAATTCTACTTCAATCTGCTCTTGCGCCATGAATGCAATGTGTTCAAAAATATTTTTTTCTAATGCACCAAGAACTGCAGGATTATTTTTAGCTAAATTAGTAGCCATAAAATTTAAGTGAGTTGTAATGTGTGATCTGTGATCTTGACCTTTGAATGCTTGAAAAGGTTTACCACTCATTGCTAAAATATTTTCAGTAGCTGGGTCCATTGGCATAGGTTGCTGTGGTGGTGGAAGTATCTGATCAATATTTTTTACACCGATCGCTTCGTACATATCTCTGTATGCTTCATACATATTGTGTATCTGTGGATTTGACATCGCAAGTTGTAGTTCTGTTTGTGCTAAACTAATTCTTTGTGATTGTGAAAATATATTTGGATCAGCAACAGGTATAATATCTACTCTGTCATCAAAGTCTGTTTGCTTAATCATTCTTTGTGCACCAACAACATCATAAGGATATTCAGGTGGTAGATATTGTGCAAACACATCTGCTAATAATTTGAACTCTTGTTTCATGGCAGCATACATTCTTTTATGGATTGCTGACATTACTCTTGAGCCACGCTCTAAAAGAGCAATCGTCGTTCCAACAGCTGCCTGTTGGTTGCCGTCACCGACTTGCATATCAGCAATCGCGGCAAATCTTTGACCAGCTTGAACCACGACACCCATTAATTGTAATAGTGTTCCCGATGGTTCTTTAAATGGTAGAGGCATAAATGCATCTCTGATGTTACCACCAGGAGCATCCACATCTCTAAATTCACCAGGTTTAATAGACTCAGCTTCGTCTCTAAGTCTAATACCCCTTTGCTTAAATCCTGCAGGCATGTTTGAAAAACTTCCTGCATCTATTAAAGATCTCAATGTTGCTGTTGCAGTTTTGGATAAACCACCAATCATGTGTATTAAACCAAAGCCATAAAAACCTAGACCAGGTAAAAATTTAAAGTGTACAAAGTAATCTATTTTTTTTCTAAGTGGATCTCCCATTTTAAAATTTCTTCTAATAGATAAAACTTCTTTACTGCCTTGATCTAAAGTTACAATGTATGGTAATTTAATTCCTGTTTTTTCTCCAGTCTCTTGATTTAAATCTTCAAAACCTTCTAAGTCTAAATCAACGTGATACTCTAGAATTGTAAAATCATTTTCTTCTTTTGATTTTCTAACACCTTCTATTTCTAGTTCTTTCTTTTCAACTTCTGTGTCTTGTGTGTATCCCGGTTGTATTTCTATATCTCTATAAAAACCAGATACTTGTTTTTTTCTTAAATCATTCTCAGACATTTTTAATCTGTGTATCACAGCCTCTGCATCTTCTAGTGATGTCGCTGTATACGGAACTATCAAATCGTCCGACGGAACAAATTTAGAAACGGCTCTGTCAAGTAATTCATCATAGTAGACTTTCTTGAAAGCAGAGCCGCTAAGAGGGAGATAAAAAAGCATCTGATCGAACTCGGGTTCATACTCTTTCATCTTGTTCATGAGTTGATAGTTCATGAAATTTTTTACTCTAGCCGCTTGATCTTCTTTTACTCTGTCCACAACACCCATGATTTGAGTGTGCACTGGACCTTTTGCTGGCAGTAATTCTTTATAAGCTTGTGCTTGAAACTGTGTAACCGCTTCTCCTAATACCGGGTGTGTTACACCTGAAGCACCTTGAAATGGTTGTGTTCTATCTTCGTATTTAAATCCTAAAAGGTCTAAACCTTTTATGTAACCATCTTCCCATTCTTTACGAGAAGATTTATAATTTATGTAATTGTCAAAAAGATCTGATCCTAACGTGCCTAAAACATCATCAGGTAATAAATCTGCTAAGTTATCAAAATGTGAATCTGTATTTGGTTGATTAACTTTGTTTGGTTCAAAGTTAATATCTACCGACCCATCTTCATTTTCTTGTACTTCTACGCCTTCACCGCCTTGTGATTCTGCTACTTGTTCTTCTGCTATTACAACTTCCTCGTCGCTAGGCGTTGTTACTTTGTTCTCTACGACGTTTGGTAGAGCTTTGTCTATTGTTGACATTCTTTTTCTCCGAGTTCTTGACTACTATAGTCTGTTTAAAAGGAACATTCAACCCCTGTGAATTAGGTCCCTTCTTTGGTGGTGGTCCACCTCCTGGTATTAATTTAACCATTATAAGTCACTTAATTTTTGTAAACCCATTATACCTAAAGATGCTCCTAATCCAATACCTCCAGCTCTAGATAATAATCTTAATGCTGTAGGACTCATACCTAATCTCATAGCTGATGCTATTTTAGGATTAACCCCTCTGGCTGCTATTTTAGTTGCTGGTTCTGCAAATGTTGCACCAAGATAATTCAATGGGTCTGTTGCAATATCTAATGGTGAATCACCTTCT